CGGATAATCGCGGATAAAAGAAACTCTCTCCAGCAGGGAGCGGAGCGTGGCGAGGTCGCCATTCTCCGAAGAGTGGTAGCCATGCGTCTCCTGCCAGCGGTACAGCCAATCGGCAGCGCGCTCCACCGCCTCCCGCTCCTCGGCGGTGAGCGCGGGCTGTCCGAAATCTCCACCAGTTTTCCTGACAGACTCATTGTCCTCGCGGGCCGGATTATCCTCGCCCGGATAATCGCCAATAATCGACAATCGCAACCGCTCAATCTCGTCCGCCGCCTCGCGAGCCGTAGCGTATTGCGAGTCGGTATAGACCCACGCCCGCAGCCGCTCCACGATGTCACTCATGCCGCCACCGCACAGTGAGGTACGTCCCCACAAACGCCCCCGCGGCCAGCGGCACGACATACGCCACGTTCTTGGCATATGTCACCACTCCGAACGCCAGTAGCGAGTAGATCACCGACGAGAGGGCCGCAGCCCGAACCGCCCGCCGGTCACCAACCGCGATGATGTAAGCGGCGTACAGAACGTCAACGACGACATACGTCAAAAACACGATCGCAGCGGTGACCGGCGAGAAGTCGGAGAACATCATCGGCACTCGCACGCCGCGGCTACGGGCTCGCCGTGGCACGAAGCCTTGGCGGCACGCTTGGCCGCTCGAGCATCCTGCCGTGCGGTCTGCCGAGCCGCGACCCGCTGGGCCACGGTCGCACGACAGTGGCACGCAGCCGCTTCACCGTGGCAGCCGGCAACCGCAGTAGCGGCCTCCGGCGATGAACCAGCGAGGGCCACGCCCACCAGACCGAGAAACGCCGCCATCGAAATACCCAGGATCAAACGAAACACGATCACCGTCCTTTCGGGAAAAGAGAAATCACCGACCATACCGGCGGCACGCCCACCAGCGGCCGTGGCCGAATGCCACGCCCTGGTCAACCACGGGCCACCCGTTTCGCGAGAAGCAGCAGTTGGCGAGTGCCGCGGCCGGAGTGGGGCCGGATCCGCACCCCTCAAATCCAGCGTTGCCACCGTGGTGGCCCACGCGGCCCTGCCGGGCCTGGATCTCGGCGACCCCTTGGGCCGTCGAGGTGTCGCTGACCATGCGGCACTGGCCGTTGGCACACGTCCGGCTGGCGTAGATCACGTCCTGGCCGGCGGCGGTGCTGCAAGCAAGGACCGCGAGAAGCGTAAGAAGTCGCATCTGTTTTTCCTTTCGGAATGAAGTGAGACCGAACCGCTCGCAGTCTGCCCGATAGTGTACGGGCGTCAACCTCGCCTCACCTACCCATTTTGTCAAGCAACGCGGCGCGTCGGGCGGCCATTTCCTCGCGGGTGATGATTTTTCGCGGCGGTGCTTTCGGTGCCTCCGCACCAACCGCTGACACTCCGGCCACGCTGGCAGCCACCGCGGACCCAACGAGACAGTCGAGCCAGTGGTTGTCGCGGCCGGGGATCAGTTGCCACTCGTCCACCGTGCGGCCAGTGGATTTATTCTCCGTGCGAGTTGGATACTCACTTGCGATGTGATCGAAAAGCATCTCGTGCTTGCCCGCGTGAAACGTGAATGCCATAGGGTCTGCCGACCCCAGTTTCATGCGACCGGCGATCAGCGATTTCCAGTAGTTCGTGTCAAACAAGATGTGCCGCTGCTTCTTGATCGTCGAGGTCCGCCAGTGGGCACCGACCCGTTCACCCGGCTCCGGCTTCGCGTCCGACATCGTCCGCCGGCTGGCACCAACGTAGCGACCGTGAGACGGCAGAAGCCGCGTGCCGTGCGTCGACCGGCGGGCGAAGTCCCGCGTCACGTCTGCGGTCTGTGCCCAGTTGGCGTCGACCAGGAGAAGGGCGACGCGGTGGACCGCGTCGGAATCCTCAGACTGAAACTCGCGGTCGAGTATTTCGCGGGCGACCTCCTCGAGCCCCATGTGCATCGCGTCCGCCAGCGGGGCGTTTCTGGCCGCCAGCCGCAGCGTCTTCTCGACCTCGCGGAGTGCGAAATACCCCCGGTGCTGGTCGGGGTAGGTGCCGTAGGCAACGACGTGCCCGCGGAGCTGCGAACCCCACGCACAGATCGCCCAGTAGAGACACGCTTCCTGCACGTCGACGAACGCCGTGAGTGTGCTGCAGCCGGCCGGAACCACAAACCGCGGCACGTTGATCGCGTGACTCACCAGATCAGCCGGCCGGACGGCGTCTGTCCGCGACTCGTCGGCAATCGGCTCCTGCTGGTACTCGCTGGCGAACACCTCCGGGCCGTCGTCGATGAGGGCGTTGTAGAAGTGCTGGACCGCCGACAGCTCTTGGTCGCGGTCGTAGCAGTGTTCCCAGTAGACCTCGCAGCCCTCGTCCATCGCCGCCTGGTTGGCCCGATAGAACTCGGTGGCTTCACGCCACGCCCGGAGCTGGTCGCCGTCGATCTCCTTGTCGTAGGTCTGCCGGATTCGCTTGTAGTCGCCCATCCAGAGGTCGTCGTGCCGCTTCGACCATGCCAGAACGGCCTTAACGCGAACACCTTGCCATGCCGGGTCCGCGAGGAGCTGGTCGATCACGTCGTCGCGTGCGATCACCGTGGCGTTGCAGACCACCGCGAGAGTCTTTCCGTGGCCGCCAAGTTTCAGAATGTTTTTCTTTATGATCGCCAGCCGCTTGGCGATCTGCACCGCGGATGCCGCCGACTCGTCGGTCTGAATGTCGTCGAGGATCACGAGGTCCGGCCGAGCCTGGACGCCGTCGGCCCGCTTGTATCGAAGACCTCGAGACGACGCCATGAGCCCGTGGCACGAGACGATCGCACCGCTGGCCTTGCTGCCGGGGATCTTCGGCAGCACGATCGTGTCGGCGGTCCACTCGATGTGGGTCGACTCGCCGTTGTAGGTCTGCCCGGAGCACCGCTGCGGCTTGCCTTCAAGTGCCCGCACTGGGTGGCAGACTTCGGGGAAATCTTCGTAGAGCAGATCGTTCTCGGTCAGTTCCATCTTGATCGAGTCGATCGACATTTGGGCCTTCGTCGACTCGCTGCCGAACACGGCGACGAACGACCGGCGACCGGTGAGGCCGCACCAGATCGCGAACACCTCGGAGCGGGTCGTCTTACCGCTGCCACGCGGGAGGGCTTCGATCGACCGGCCGCCGTTGTCGGCGGCGTCCTGGCACCGCGTGTTGCCGCGCTGGTGGTCCGGGGACATGGGCCACTGCCCGGTGGAGTGCGGGAAGTATGTGACAGCAAAAAACTCAAACGACGCTTCGGCTTGCCGCCGGCTGTCGGGGTTTTGCACCGGCGGGATCTCGCCAATGTCGGCACCGCGTCGGGTCCGCTCGCGGGTCCGCTCGATGTCTTGGACACGTTTCCGCTCGGCCGCGGCGACCTGGTGCTCGGGGGCGGATTTGGGTCTACCCATTGCCAGCCCTCGCGTAGTAGTGGGCCAAGAGTGCCGCGTCGGCCCGCCCGTCGTCCTTCACGCGGGCGAATAGGTCGGCGTGCTTCGGCCACAAGCGGCTCGCCACCAGCCGGTGCTCGCCCTTGTCGCGGCTGACGCCTATCGACTTCGTCCACGACTGCGGCCGGACAAGGGTCAGCGGGAATCCGAGGGCCGAGATCACGCCCTCGACCAACCCGAAGCCGCGGCCGAAGTTGAACGCACTCGTTGCCCCGGACCCTTGCACTCCCTGGACGTGCTCGAGGACGACGTGGTTGGGCATATACGGGAAGCCCCTCTGGACGAGTTGGGCCAGACGTGCCGCGTCGATCACACGCTTGCCGCGGACCTCTGCTACCGGCATATCGAGGACGTGCAGCTCGTCGCCGTCGAGGAGGGCGAGTGCACCGGAGAGGCCGGGGTCGATGCCGAGGATTGTCATGCCACCACCTCCACCACCCGCAACGACCGGCACACACCCGGATCCCACACCACCAGCCCGTCGCGGTGCAACCTGATTACCTTCTGGTACACGTCGTTGACGTTGACGCCGAAGTGATTTGCCAGATCGCGGATCGACGGCGGGTAGCGTCGGGCCGCTGTCAACTCCACGATCGCGTCCATGACCGCACGCTGCTTCGCGGTAGTGCCAGCGGAGCGTGCACGGCGGATTGAGGTCGAGGTTGTGGTCATGCTGGGCCTCCGGCCTTCTGCGACTTGAGGGCAATGAACTCGGCTCGACGCTTGGCTACCTCCGGATCCTCGGCTGCACGCTTCCACTCCGCTGCAGCGTCAGCCGCAGAGCGGCGACCGTCCTGCTTGACGCCACGTTCACGGTGGGTGCCGCCGCGGTCCTGGCAGTTGTTCAACCAACTCGTCGTGAGCCACTTTCGCCAGTTGGATTTCTTCGCCTTCTTGGGGTTGGCCTTGAGCCACTGGGTGGCACGGGCAAGCTCCACGGGGATGTCCGCAGCCGGGTAGGCCGCAGCCCATTCCGCGAGGTCAGAATCGCTGATGCCCTCCCACCCTGCGCTAGCAGACCACCGGACGGCGTGGGTCGGCTCGGAGCCGGCCCGCGGAGCGGGACTGCTCGGAGCACAAGAGGAAAAGGGAAGAGGGAAAGAGGAAGAAGGAAGAAGGAAAGAGGCGCAAATCGACGGGAAACTTCCCGGCTCATGCGTTGGATTTCCCGGCTCGTGCGTTGGATTTCCCGGTTTTGCGTTTTCCACGGGAAAAACAGCACTTTCCGGTGGCGGCGGAAGCCCATCGCCCTTTTCGTCTGGGTGGCACCGCTGATGCTCACGAAACTTACACACTTCCAGCACTTTCACGTCGCCCGATTCGTAGGCTCGGACGAAGCCCCTGTCGGCCAGTTGCTTGAGCAAGCTGGCGATGTCGCAGTTTTCGTATGGGAACAGCTCGGCCTTGATCCGCAGCGGGCGGTGCTCGAGGCGTCCGTCGCGGTCGGCGAGGGTCCACAGACCGATGAACAGAAGGCGAGCCATCGGCTCGCACTCGGCCAGGTGCTCGTTCTTGTAGAACGACGGCTTGATGCTACGGGCTCGTGCCATTCACGGCCTCCATGTTGATCGGATGCAAGTTGCCGTCGTCGTCCACTATCGAAATACCCGGCCGACCACCGCGAATGATGGCGTGGACTTGGTCAAGCAGCATCGACGCCTGCCGTCTGGTGATCTTTTCGTCGTCCATCGCGTCGAGAATCCTTCCCTGGACGCCTACCGCTGGCCGGCTGGACGATTTCTTCATGAGGTCCGCTGACCACTTGTTGCCGCCGGCTGGTGGCCGCAGCTCCAAGTCGAGCGGGTCGGCCACGTCGATGAGGGCTGAGAGGTCGAAGAAAATGTCTGTGCTCAACTCGCCACCTTCCAAAGCCGTGCCCCCGCCGTCCCGTGCCCCTTCCTTCGGACCGCGAACCCCACCGCCACGATCTGCTTGTCCTTCGCCAGCTTTTTGAACACGCTACCGAACGCCCTCGCGTCGTGCGGCACCAGGCCAAGCCGCTGGCAGTGATCCACCAGCTCCTCGCCGGCCATGGCACGGCCGCTCTTGGTGAGAGCCTCGAGGATCGCCGCACGGGCCGCTTCTGTGTCGAAACCGGCCACCAGCACCGCCTTCGCGGTGCAGGCCGCGGCTGCGGCGAACAGCGGCATCGACGCGATTGCTTGGTCGGTTGTTTGCAGAGTCATGGTCAGTCTCCCGTCCAGTTCGTGCCCGGTCGTGGGCCGGCGTAGCCGAGTTGCTGTTTCGTGTTGCCCCACCGTTGAAACCACGCCGCACGCACGGCCAGCTCGTCGGAGTAGGGCCTTTCCAGGTGCATGGATTCCATCGCCACCGCATTGGCGATCACCATCGCGGCATGGCGGTCGGCTGCCGTGTTAATCGCTTCGATTGCTTCCTCAATAGTCACGCCCCACTCCTTGCGGCAGCGATCACCGCTTCCATGTGCTCCGGCCCGTAGTGCCAGTGGCCGTGATGCTTCACAGTCGGCTTCGGAAGGTGGGCGATCGCCATCCGCACCTCGTACCTCGTGAACCGGCGGTTGGCGGCCTCGGTCCCGGCAGCGATGAGGTCGCTGCAGCGGATCCACGTCCGATCGCGGTCGCCCCGCAGCGCCATGAAAGTCACTTCGCCTACGTTGCAGCTCATGCGACCACCTCGCTCAGTGACCGCACGAGTTCGCGGGCAGACTCGTAGACGGTCCGCATCCGCTCACGCTCCTCGAGCAGATTGGTGATTGACCGATGCAACCGCTCAATCTCAGCGTCGTGCCACCCGTAGATGGCTTTCCGTAGCCAGTTCATGTCACAGTCCTTTGTGCGTGTGCCGCGTGACGTGCGGCTGACGGTCGAGGTCACCGGCCATGCTGGTGGAGATGCCACCCGGCCCCCGGCTGCGGAGTTATTTCGCGACCACCGCTTGCGCTCTCCCCGCGGCCGATGAATCGGCAGCCGCTACGGCCGGGAGCGGCCGGCGAAGTTCCTCGATCAGTAGGTCGATGCGTCGGCGGCGTTCTTCCAGCGTCTTCGCCGCGTCTTCGTCGGCTTCCTCGCGGGTGTAAAACCACGACCCGGCCATGACTTCCAGCAGCGAGCCGTAGTCGGCCTTCACGAAGAGCTCGTCCCCGACGAGGACGGTCTGGCCCGTCTGCCGGAAATACTCGGTCACCGGGAAGTTGTTCGCGATCGTCCGAAATACTTGTGCCATTTGGGCTTTCCAGTTTCCAGAAAGTGGTAAATGGTCAGAAGGGAATGTCGTCATTGGATGCACCGCTGGCGGCGTCGGCCTTCTGCGTCGGCGTGCGTTTGGGCAAAGCCTTCGCATCCGGCACGCTGACCGGCGAAGTCGCCGGCATGAATCCGTTGACGTAGACGCGCTGGTTCCCGTCCTGATCGAGCACCGGCACGCCGTCCTTCACGGCCCGCTGCGTCTTCACGACGAGCACCTGGCCCACAAGAACGTCGTCGAGGTCAGCGTCCCACGGCCGCCCCAGCGACTCGTTGATATTCATCGCGGCCTTCTGGTCACGCTTCTCGTTGGGGCTCAACAACTTCTCAACCTCGTTGTATGAGTCGTTCGTGTCACGGAACGTGATGATGAGAAACTCGCTTCCCGTTTTTTTGGAAACGATGGTCTTAATCTTGGTGATCGCCATCTCGTGCTCGCCGTCGGGGATAATGGACGATGCGAAATCCTCTTCACTGAATCTGTCAAACTTCACGTCTGCACCTCTGGGCTATGGGTCTTGTTTCCGACCCGCACGATGCGGTCGGCGTCACCTACAAGGGCGTCGTCGATCAGAGACTTGGCCCGATTGAAACTCATCGCTCCACGCTTGAACGCCACGACGGCGTCCTCCACGATTTGCATGGCAGCCGTGTGGGCTGCCTCTGCGCTACGGTCGTCGTCGCTGCGGCTCATGCGGGCACCTCCTGCGGGTCGATTTGCTCGTGCCGCCTGTTGATCTCGCCGTCCAGCTTGTTCCGCTGGCTCTCTGTGAGGTCGCCGGCCGTTACTGCCCTGTCTGCCTCGTCGGAGATTTGCCCCAGCTCCTCAACGGTGGTGGCGGCCCGGACGCGGTCGAGCCAGCCTGGCTTGGCTGGCGGTGCCGGCTCAACGCCAGCGAACAGCGGGGCAAGTGACTCAATCGCCATAGGCAACTCGGGCGCGAGTCCGTAGCGATTCTTCGCGTCCCACGCGGCGGACCGTTCGCAGAACAGCCTCCGCTCCTTGCCGCCACGCCCGCGGAGTTTGCCGTCGTCGCCTTCGACCACGCGGGTCTTAAAGTTGGCAAACAGGACCGCGTCGGCCCACTCCAGGAGCTTCGGGGCAACCTTCGGCCGCATCTTGAGTTCGTAGCGGTCGTAGGCTTCCTCGAGGTCTGGCGGCGAAACCCTCTTGACCACGCTGTGGGCAACAAACACGACGTTGATGCCACGCTCGACGAGGGCCGTGCAGTCAGAGAGCATCGCGGAGAAGTTCTTCGCGATCAGCGAGCCACCCTGCCCATATGGAAGGTCGTCCGGGTGACGCTGCTTCTCGTCCTTGCTGGCTAGGTAGAGGCAAAGCAGTTCCTCTGCCCAGTCACCAGAATCCACGATGATGGTCTGGTAGCCCATCGGGTCTCGTGCCAGTGATACAAGAGTGCCCTTGAGCGTCATCCAATCGCCAATCTCGACTCGGTGGCAGTCGATAAGCCGACTCCCCTTCTCGGTGTCGAGAATCAGCGGATTCGGAAACGACGCCGCGAGCGTCGTTTTTCCAACCCCAGCCGGCCCGTGAATCACACACTTCGCCGCCGCACGCTGAATGCCCTTCGTAATCTTCATATTTGAATCCCTTCCTCTTGAGCCCACCTCTCCATCTCACTCACGGCCGCGCGGACCATCCGCACGTCGCCGTCAAAACTTCGACTCTGACCTTCGACCGCACCGACACTCGTGAGCATCAGTCGTGCAGCCCTCAACAACTTCAACGCTCGGCAAATGCCCAACGCGGCTTTGCCGTCCACTACCTTCACACTCGCCCGCTTCGGATCCACGCCGCTCGGCATTGAGTTCACTCCTTCTGATTGAGACATGACGCGGTGCGTCGATGCCGATCCTGACCACCGGCTGGTAGCCGTCGAGCTTGTAAATCGCGGTGACGAGCACCGTGATGTCTGTCCCGATCTGGATCGCTTCATCCACGCGACGACTTAGAACTAGCACTTACGACTCCGTTTCTGTGCCGGTTTGCCAGCCCTGGCTCGCCGTGGTGTCTCCTGTCCATGCCCAGATCCTCCGGGCTCCTTTCCGCCGCGATCCGTCGCGGCGGCATCCTTGAACGATCCGCTGATTGCTTGGCCGTACCACGGCTTTCCCGTGCGGTCCTGCCGGACCCGCACTTCGGCAAGGCGGCGAAGTGCTTCCGGCTCATCGCAGAGCAGTCCGGCCACACGGTCGGCCAGCGTTTCGAGTTCAGCAATCGCTTCTCGTGTCATGTCGTGGACGGCCTCGAGGTCGCCCAGCTGCAGCCGCTTGTCGATGTCCAGGTCGATCGTCTCGTTGAGTGGCAGCCGCCGAATGCAGACGCCCCTCGCGGTGAGTGCCCGGATCATCAGCCGGTGGGCTACTGGTGCTATGTCGCTCGCAGCGGAGCGGACAGCGTCCGCACGTTGACTGGGGCGGCATCCGGAGGGGTGTAGTCGCACCGGGTCACTCGACGCCGGTACTCCTCGTCCCGCGACCAACTCATCCGTATCGCGGAGGCTAGAAGCTGAATCGTCGGCTCGGTTGGGTCGGCCTGTTCGGCCTGGCGATCGTAGTAGTGGCTTGCGTTGTCCATCGCGGGCTCCTCGTGATTTGAGGGTGGCCGCTGTCTTGCGTCGTGCAGTCATGGCGGATCCCTCGCCTATTCGTCCTCGCCGATCACCGTGATCGGCCACTCGTTCTCTTGGGTGGGCCAACTGTACCCCTGTTCACCTGTTCGTCAAACGACTTTTTGTCGCGTGGCGCTCGGGAGAAACGGGGAGTTGGGGAGTTGAAATCTGCTTCATCCAATCGTTGTTGCGTTGCCGCAAGAACGACGTGCGGAAATCTAGTGCTGCCGCAAGAACGAGTCAAGTGACTTTTTTGATTCAGCAAGAAATGCTTGAAACAGCGTGGAAATCAGCCCGGCCGGAAGCCTCCCGGCTTCCTACCAGTGATCCGCTTCAACTTCGACCGACGAACGATCTCGGTCTCGTCAAATACTCGAGCGTTGCCAGAAGGCTTGTCGCTCCAGAGTGTCCCGTCTTCTGCGAGCTGGCGAACCCGGCACATAGAGATGCCCAGGATCTTCGCGGCGTCGCGCGTGCCGATCAGCTTTCGGTTGGTGGGGAGTGCCATGACCATACTCCGATGCTATCGCAAGCGTTAGAAGAGTCAAACTGTCCAATCCGCCCGACCACCTCGACCGGCAGATCCGGCCCAGCCGTTTGCTTGGGCTGGTCCGGTCTGCGAGAGTCGAAGTGCCGGGCAAGATTTTCAGTGGAGGCGAGGGGAGTCGAATACCTAGGAAGGGTAATGTACGAACGTCCACTTCTGGAGCAGACTGCCTGGCATAAACACCAAGAGGGTAGATGCCATGAATGCCATGACGGTCAGAGAGTTGACTACGAAGTATGCGAGGGTTCGCGAGCTTCATCCGAAGACGCGAGCCCTATACGAGATGATGTGGAATAGGTTTGAGAGGTTTCTGCAGAGACCGGCTACGATCGCCGACTTGAACGTCGACACGGTTGCCGAATACATCGAGTGGCGTAAGTTGACGCCGGGATGGAGGGGCCGCGTGCCGAAGCCCGCGACTGTGAAGCGGGATCGGAACATGATTCGAGCGACGTGGGAGTACGCGGCCAGGCGGAAGTTTGCTGACGACTTCCCCGATCTGCCGACAGTGCGGGTGCCAGAGTCGATCCCGAAAGGTCGAGCGTGGACTGCTGAGGAGGCGTCGGCCTTGATCCGGCAGGCAAAGAAGCGGATCGGACACGTCGGCGGGTTGCCAGCAAGTTGGTGGTGGCCGACGCTTCTATACGCTGCGGCCTGCACTGCGGGGCGATTTGAGGAGTTGACCAGCATCAAGTGGGCGCAAGTCGATCTCGAGCGGCACACAATGCTGTTCCTGGCACACACTCGCAAGGGATCGACGAGAGACATCGTGCGGTCGATCAGGCCGCAGCTTGCGGAGATGCTCGCCGAGCATCGCCGCGGAGACGAGGATCTTGTCTGGCCGTGGGATCGGAAGAGTCGTTCACAGTGGGCATCGCTACAAGTACTTTGCCGAACGGCCGGCGTGGAGTATCGCGGTCGCGGATTCCACGGGTTTCGCAGGATGGCGGCGAGTTTCGCGGCGGCCAAGTTCGGCCGTGCCGCGGCGACCGAGCTGCTAGATCACTACGATCCACGGTTGCAGCGGGTGTACGTCGATCCGGTTATCTGCCCGCCAGCGTTCGATTCGCTCTCGGCGCTGCCCGAAATCGACCTCGGGGACGGGCCTAGCGTGTGATCTGCGGGGCGTCGGTGGACGAGGCCGCCGCGATCAGCGGCGGCCGTCTGCGGCCGTCTGGCGGGCTTTCGGGCGTCAGAGTGAGTTTGGGTGGCA